TCCGGGAAAGTTGCCAGGCAGGGCGGCGTGTCCTCCTGTTTCTTGGGATACACCCCATAGACAAGTGGCACGTCGTGCGAGAAAAGCCGTTTGATTTGACTAGCCGTGGCCGTGATGTCGATGTCCCAGAGCATCAACTCGTCGCAATCCGAATACATGAAGTCGGCGCCAATCCGATTCATCGCCCGGTCCGCGTGCGAGTCCCCGCATGCCCTCATTTCGATCTCCATTCCCTGAAACGCGCTCATGAAGCAGGGGATTACGTCAATCGGCCCCATGCCGCAGCCATTGTGAGAAAGCGGGACGAAGACTTTCATACGCCGAGTGCTGCGAAGTCTTCCGCTGTCTTCACCCCATGCACCGCTGGCGCCCCATCGTCCACGGCTTGCCGCGCCCGCCCGCGCACATCCTCCGTCCACTCGCCATCGCACGAGAATGCCCCACGAAAAGTCATCAGATTGATTCCGCCTGTCTCCGCGGCCAGCCCCAGCCAGCGGTCAGGAACGCCAAGTTCCGTGTTCCCACCGGCCATGAGAAGACGGCGCCATACCTCGCCTTTCGCGACCCAGGGCGAATGCCCGAAAGTCTTGGCCGTGAACTTCGGGTTGCTACTGCTATAAACCACCGAGCACACGAGCGAATCGGCCGGCACTTCGTGAAATTTCTTGAGAACGAGCGTGTCATATTCCATCACGCACGCCTCGTCGTCCCATCCTGCCATAGCCATCGCGAAACTCAACCGCTCCAAGCACCCCATACCCCAGCGCTCTGACTGCCCCATCGGAAACGACCCTTCGAGGTAATCGTCCACGGGTGAGATGAGGTGGATGAGACTGAACGCGGCTTTCCAGTTCGGCATGTGCCTCGCCACAGCCTCCGCAGCCCCGCCATGCGCCAGGACGATCGCCCTCACAGGACTTTGACCTTTCGAATTCGGAGTTCCGCCTTGGCCAGATAAAGGTCAGGAGGATCGCCCTCCACGAGCACGCCTTGAGGCGTCAACGTGAGCTTCACCTTCAATCCGAGTTCCGTCATCTCGTCCTGAAGCTGCTTGAGTTGTTGCTGCGGTGTCACAAAAAGAAAAGCGGGGCTCTCAGGGTTGATTCTGAGAGCCCCGCCAAGGGCCAACTAAGAAAGCTACTGAATCTGCTTGGTTCCGATGACCGTCGCGGCCAGCGGGAACGCCGGGGAGTTGGTGCCGGTGACGGTCGGGACGAGAAAGAGGAACTTGCCCGCGGCAGCGCGCGTATCGACGCTGATCGATCCTGCCGTCGACGCATTGTTGCTCGTCGAGACAGTTCCGGCTCCGCCGGCGTTGGTCGCATTCGAGATATTGTTCGTCGCGGACGTGAAGGCGGAAATCGAAATCGCGCCGTCGCTGTCGCCCGCGGTCTTCACGCCGATCTGAACGCGCACATTGACCTTGCCGATGAATCCGGTCAGGTCGCCGATAAGCGCACCGGTGTTGTTGGATTGCGATTTCGACGTGAAATCGAGGTAACTGAGATCGTTTTTGGGATCGAGTGCTCCGGTCATTGGTCGGGATGGTTGCTGTCGTTGTCTCGGGCTTAGGCGGCTTTCTTTTTCACTTCCTCCGCTTGGTTGTTGATGAAGAGCAGGCGCGCGGTCTGCTTATCCACCTCGACGGTCTCCCCCTTCCTCCGGGGCACGCCGCGCTTGCCGTCGTTGACGATGATTGCGTGAGTAAGGGTGACGAGCATAAGGGAGATGGTGGTTACTGTGCGCCGGAATCAGTGGACACGATCCACGCCGGCGCGTGACGAAGTGCGATGTCGCAGAATTGCATGACGGTGGTCCGAATCTGGCCGGACGAATCGAGGGAGTATGGGTTCACCACCACGTCGATGCCCGCCCAAATGGCGTCGATGATTTCCTGCGGCACACCGAAGTAAACCAGGTTCGCATTCGTGCCGCTCGCCGGGATCTGATTGGACACATAGGAATTGTATCCATTGACGCGAGCGTCATCGCCCCAGAGGAAGATCGGGACGACAGAGGTAACACCGATGCCAGTCTTGGCCGTAGTCTTCCACTTACCCCGGACGGTGGGGCTCGTGAGAAAGACGGGGACTCCGGTTTGATCGGCATTGGCCGTGGCGAGATCAGTCTCGAATTCCACAACCTTCGCCCAAGACGGGGCGGCGCCGAAAGTCACGGTCTGCACGCCAGTCGTGTTCAGGATTCCCAGCGGTTCACCGGACACCCCGGAGCCGGTCAGGATGGCGAGGTCTTTCTTGATCGCCATGACGAGCGCGATGTCGTTGCGCACCATCGCCTCGACGGAAAGGGATGCCTGCGAGACGAGCTGCTTGTCGTAAGCGGTCTGCGCCACGAGCCGCTTCGGGCTCATTCCGATCTGCTGGAACTGTTGATCGCTTTCCGTGACGCTGCCGCCCTCGGCGAGCCAGTAAGCCGTCGCGCCGCCGCTCTGGCGCGGGATGGCCACATTACCCATCAGGCCGGAAAGCATCGTGGTCCCCAGCGAGGCGAAGAATTGCTTGTTGCGCAGAAGCTCAACGAGCGATCCAGCGAGAAGATCGACGCCGATGAGCGCGCCCGCGGAAGTGAAGTTGCCCGCGGTCAGGTTGCGCGTCTGGAGGCTCGCGATCTGCCGGACGAGATCAAGCTGCCGGGTGAGTTCGTTCGAGCCCATCCCGTGCGCCTCCTGCAGGGACATCCGCTGCACATCTTCCGGGATGAAAAATCCGTCGGCCCGCTTGCCGATCATCTTGGCCGTCGCGTCGCTGGCCTCCTTCTCGATGCCGTCAAGCGGCTCGCCCATACCCCGGAGATAGATCGCCCTGGACAGCGAGTAACGTTTAATCTCCTTCGGAGACATCCCGATTTCCGCGAGCGGCGTGTCGATCCGGGTGACACCGTCGAAAGAATTAAGGGCCTCGGCTCGGAATTCATCGTATTGCGCCTCCCCGTCCTTGTGCTTGTTCGCGATGAGCCGGGCGGCAGCCTTCCATTTCGGATTGGTAAGCGCATCAACCCAATCGTCGATCCGCTTGCAACGCTCCTTGAATTTCTTCACCGCGTCGCCGCGCTCGGCAACCACGTCAACGGTCGGTTTCTGTTCAACGGTGGGAATGGTTGCTTCGGGCATAAGTGCTGCGGGTTGGTTACGCTTGTGCGTCTTGTTAGTTGCCAAGTCAATTGGATTCTCAACCTGGATAGAGATTTCTCGGAGTTTGACTTCGCCCTTCTGCTCCATTTCGTGAGCGCGCGTCCGGCCAACCCCGACCGTTATATCGGCTGGGATCGTAACCATGCTTGCTTCGTGGGGCGCCCAACTGAATTCATAGATCGGCATTCCGTCCTTCGCGCCGACGCATGTCCCCTCATCGGTGATTTGATAGCCCACGGAGGTATCCTTCAAAATACCCTCGTCGATGCGAGTGCGATAGCTCTTCACGTCATCCGCATCGCTCAGCTTGGCTTTGACGTAGCATTTCCCGTCCTTGAATTCCGGGGCGCGAATTGTCCCAAGCTGGATGTCCCGATTGTGATTGAAGAGCAGCGCGGCTCCGGCGCGCAGGCGAGTCGAATCCATTGAATCCGGGGTGTGCTTCAGAACCTCAAGATAGTTCTCGTCATTCGCCCAATCGTAACGCTCGTAGGGGGTATCGCTGGAAATCGAAAGCGTCATTTCCCCATCGTCACCCATCGCGCTCTCCCCCATCCGGTAAAGCACTTCGGGAATCTTGATCGTGCGTTTGAGTGCGCTCATCGGGTTGGATAGTTGACGGGGTCGCGGTGAACGACTGGTTTCGAGATAGGTTGCCGGCGACGCTTAGTCAATTCTCGTTTCAATCCTGGATGCTGCGTTGTGCAATGGTCCCCGAAGCCTTTGCAGATGGCGCAATATTGGCTCTCGTGATGCGTGCTCATGGCTACACCCTCGCCGAACGCCTTGATTTCTTCGCCGGCTTTTTCGGTTTAGCGACATCGCTAACTTCGTCCGCATCATCCTCCTCATCCGGTTCAGTGACATCCTCCTGGGGCTGCAATGCCATCGGTGTTTCCGCCGTCGTCACGGAAGTCATCCCAAGTTGATCAATGAGCATTTCCTCGTTCGCAAGTTGGAAGAGATTCTTCTCGAAATCGATTCCGCGGTCCGCGCATTCACGCGTGCGGCTACTCAGCTTGTTCGCGATGGCCAGTGCGGATGCCTGATTGTCTTTCACTGGGTCAACTCCCTGCCATCGGCGACCCGCAAAACTCTTCTGGTTGAATTTATCGAACTTCGCCCTGGTGAACGGAAGCGGAATCTCACCCGTCATCAGTCCTTGATATAGCCAGTTCTCGAATAGCGGATTTTCGGCGCATTCGATGTCGAATTCCTGGATGAGCTTGAAGTCCTCGTTTTTATCCAGTTTTTGAAGCCGACCGGCCGAGAAATTGATGGCCGCGTAATCGTTCGCCATCGTCGAGTAATTCGCCCCGGACATGCCGGAGCATTGGCCTTGAACAATCCCCTGCCGGAACTCCTTGTAGTTCCCATTCGGGTGCGTCGGGTCGTTTGGTTGATACTTCACGCCGTAGGGAAGCCCTCCAATATCGCCAGGGCCAAGCGGCTGGCTCGGGACCGCTCCACGCGCATTAAATGCCCCGGTGAATGAGGCTTCGTTCAAGCCTTGAATATCTGCCATTCCGCCTTCCGGGACGACTTCGCTGTAGAGCCATCCCGTCTTGCATGCCTGCTGGCGGGCCGCAATGACCTCCGCAAGCTCGTATTGGTCAAGTTGACGCGCTTTGGGGATGGTGGCGGCAACCCAGGGCGCCGGGCGCGTTGAGTCGGCATCCGTGGGGCGGGCATAGTGGATGATTTCATCTGCCGGAACGCGATCATGTAGAGCCCCGGACGAGAAGTTGAATGCCCCCGGGATACTGAATTGCCAATCATTCGGCTGGCGCTTGATGAAGTAGTAAGCAACCGGCTTCCCGAGTCCCCACGGCTTCCACTCATACTCGATGCCCATGCGCACTTCGTTCCCATTTGGCAGCATTTCGTTGTAAAAACGATCACACCATTCCCCGTTGATGAGCTGGGTGGAAAATCCGAATTTATTTACCTGTGGCGATTTCACCATGCGGATGAAGAAATCCCCATCACGCACGGCGGAGATGAGTCGAAGCTGCCGCATCGTGGCATAACTACGCGTCCCGCGGATGTCGCAGAATTCCCGGCGCTGCCACTCGTCCCATTTCCGCTCAATCAACTGATTTGCGAACACATCGGGATCGCCGACTTTGATTTTCGCCGACCGGCTTCCATTTTTTCCCGTCACAACGAGCATCGATCGGGCTTTGAATTCCTCGCCACGCTTGGTGGCCATGTAATCCATCACCCGGTTGCGTCTTTCCTCATACGCTTCCAGGAATTTCTCTTCTGGCGTGTGAATGATTCGATCTTCGGTCTCCTTCACCTCCATGCGCAACAGGATGCCCTCAGATCCAAAGACATTCGCCCAAAGGGTGTCACGATAGGCCGTGTAAAGCGTGTTGGTTCGGAAAAGATCGCGCACTCGGGCGATGAGCGCCCATGCATATTGCCAGACCTCCGAATCCTCGGAGATCATATTCACGTTCCAGTCCGCATTGATGCCGCCCCCGATGCTGGCGACCTCGCGATAGCCACGCTCAACCAGCGAAGTCGATGACTTGCTTGCTTTTGCTGCCTTCGCGGCCTTCTTTTTCTTTTTCATCTCGGGTAAGGGCCGGGGTATGGACCAAATGAATATGGACCGGACGCATCTGCGGGAACGAATTGCACAGCGATCCGATTGAATTGCGCGCACCCATTAAGCGCTCGGAGTGCGTTCTGCTCTTTGATGACCGCGGCCTGAAACCAAGCGAGCTGCCGCTGGTATTCCATGATGTTCGCGCGGCTGTAGCTCTGGCCGTTGAAGGAAACTGATTGATCCGGACTCGTGGCGAAAAGCTGAAGAGCGTTTTGCAGGTTCGTCACCATCAATGCGGCATTCGTGACAGTCTGCGTAACCCCGTCGTTGGGCTGGACTGTGATGAATCCCCTCCGATTGACGCTCATCACGACTGGCGAGCGTTGTGTGATTTGCTGCTGCCACGCATACACGCCCGGCTTCACGCTCGTCGGCGTGGTGAAGCTGTAAATGGTCCCGCTGCTATTGACCGCCGAGGCGATGGTGAATTGCTGGACTCCATCCAGCGGGGTCGTCTGCGCAAAGAACTTGTAGGCGACGAGGTAAAGCGAGCCGTCGAACTGACTCAGCGTGTCCATCCATGTGACCGCCTCGCCCTGGACGACGCTAAGAGGTATCGCGCTTAGGGTGGTGAATGATGCGGACACGTCCGCTTTGTCTCACCGGGTGGCCTAACTGTCAAACCTTGGTCAGAGAGGGTTGAAATTCCACAAGCGCACGCACTCATATGCGCTTCGTGCTCTATATCCGGCGAACTCATACCCTCCATCCTCCTCGGGCTAGACGCCTATTCGCATACCGCTTGGTTATTACTCCTTCTCGATTCGAGATCACAATCACAAGACCCGGATTCGAATACGGATCGATCACAAATTGTGTCTTCTTTATTTTCCGATGCAGCCTCATACCCGCCACCCCCCGCCGC